ACTAGGTTTAAATGTTTGAACAAAATTTTTCATTAGTGGAACAAAATCCTTGAAAGTTTTACTATCAGTTTGATTAAGTATTATTTCTTTGTTTTTGACTAGGGCGACTGCATCTTCGCCTGTTGATTTTACAAGCCCATTGGTTAATATCATACCACCAGTAGTAAACTTTGCTCGTTTTAAAGCATTAAGTATCTTAGTTCTATTACTAGTAGCACCCATCACATCTTTAGTACTATTTATTCCAGATATACCCAATAATCTTGCTAATTCCACCATTTCTGAATATGACAAATATGTTCCATACTCACTTTTAACATACTGATTTAGCTTACTTTGACCGCTATTTCCAGTACCACTTCGTAGAAACATTTCTGTAGATGTTCTAGAAAGTGATTTTTGTGTGTTCCCAAAAACGTCCGATAACTCTGGAGATGCTGACATTCCATATTGAGAAAGTGCTGTGTTTATTGCTTCAAATGCTTCTGTAAATTTTTCTTTTGTTAAGTCGGCAGCCTCAATAATTAGTCTTTTCTCGTTTTCGTAAAGATTATTTAACTTAGATTCTTTTAAGTCATATGTTTCTTGTGCTTTAAGTTTTTCAGAATCATATAATTCTTCGGTATCTTTGATTTGTTGGTTCTTCATTTTTTCGTAAGTGTCATATTCTTCGTCTAATGCATCAATTGCTAAATCAACACCACGTTCTTTTTGTAACTTTGCCAACTCATCTTTCTTTTTAGCTAAATCTTCCTCAAGCTGTCTACGTTCTTTGCCTGCTTCTCTATCGCCTGTTGATTCTGCCTTTTTAAGTAAACCAATACGAGATTGCATTTTAGATATTTCTTCATTATATTTAGCAACTTGTTCATTATAATTATCTGTATCTTGCTGGTCTTGGATAGATTTTTTCTTAGCATCAATTATTTCTTTGTATTTCTTTAGTTCTTCTTCAAGTGCATCAATTTCAGCTTTTCGTTCTTTCTCAATATCTCTTAATTTTTGTTCTAAAGCCTTTTTACTCAAATCAAGTTCTTTATCATATCTCTTCTTCATAGCGGATACAATATAATCTTGATACTTTTTCATTGACTTTACAGCGTTTGATTGTTGACTGTTTAAATCTTCTAGTCGTTCATTATAAGTTTTTAAATCAATTTCATCGTTAGAATACTGTTTGCCTAATTTAGCAATTTCAGAACGTAACATTTCAGCACTCTTTGAAGCTTGTTCATATCCAGATTGTAAAAGTGTTATTTGTTCAATACTACCATCATCAACAAAATCAATGCTAAAATCTATTTCAGATAATACCTTATTTACACTAGATAATTTATTATCAAAATCTTCAAAGTCTGCCTTAATTTTAATGGCATTTCTTTCTTGCCTATTTTCATCTCTGGATTGTCTATTTTTTATCTCATTATCAAGTGCATCTTGAAACTGCTTATAATATTCTTGTGCTTGTTTGACTTGTTTAAATGTTTTTTCTCTATTGTCGCCTTTAAAATCTTCAATGGTAAATACTTTGCCACTTTCAATTTTACTACGATATTGTTCAATACCTTTTAGTGATTTTGCATATGCAGTTTCATATGTCTTAGATTGCTTTTTATATCCGTTAATTAATTCATTTTGCAAAGATATGAGAGTGGTGATGTTTGATATTTGTTTGCTATACGGATCGTTTTTATCCATTACATCTTTAGCATTACTAACAGCACGATTTAGTTCATCAATTGAGGATTTAGCCCAGTCCATAGAGTCTGAGAATGGAGTTTTTTCTTTTTTTTCTTTCTTTTTCTTTTTTTTACTTGATGAAGTATAGCCTTTTAAATTTAGCGTTGTATCTAAAGAGGTATTAACACCATTAATTATTTTATTAATTTCATCTGCGTCTTTTTGAAATTGTTTTCTAAGTTTTTCATTAGCCCCGTATATCATTCCATCAAAACTAAATGGATTATAAATGTCCTTGTCGCTTTTCTGCATTTTAGACTGCCAGTTGTTAGCTTTGTTTAACAGTGCTTTTTTGGATGCATATTCTTTATCTAATGCTATCTTACTCTCATTTAAGCTCTTGTAATTATTGAAATCTAAATTGTAACTTTTTGCCAAATCTTTAACCCATTGTGGCAATTTTTCTACAAAACTATTATAGAAACTATCTGATTCTCCAATTTTAGATATTACTGCGTTACGATAGTTCTCGAAATCTGTCTCATATACTCCAGACAATTCATTTAATACATCTTCAGTAGAAGCTAATCCAGAATTATATTCTGCAACTACTGATTCTAGTTCAGGATACTTTGATATTAATTTATTAAGTGTATCACTGGATATATAACCTAAATCTTTAATTTCTGATTTAGCATCTTCAATAGCCTTTCCACTCGTCATCATTAATTCCATTGCTTTTGATAACGATAGAACTTCATCACCTAAATCATTCAATCCGTCAGAATTTATTTTATTAGATTCTAAAGTAATGGCTTTTATTTGCTCCACAACTTGCTTAGCAGACATTCCAGTTGTATCCATTAATTTTTTGTATTCTTCATTACTAGTAATATCATCTGCTGATAATTTTCTGACTTTAGCCAATTCTTCAAGTTCAGATTTTGCTTTTGAGAAGTCATCAGAATTAAATATTTTATCAAATGCACTAGATTGGTATTCTGCTGGATTTAAAGTTTTGTCAATTTCTTTTGCAAAAGCTTTCCAAGTTTGACTTACTTCATCATCTATTTTATATTTATCTATATAATCCTCAAATTTAACTCCTGCATCAACTAAGGTATTTCTATATTCCTCTAGCTTTTTCTTATCTTCATCTGTAATTAGTTTTTTATCTATTTGTGATAGTTCTTTATATTTATTAAGAATTTCACCCAAATAATCCAACTCAGTTATATCATCTGCAACAGTGTAAGTATATCCACCACCACGAATAGTTTTTGTTTTAGTTAAACTTTGATATTCATTAGATTTATTTAAATCTTTATTAAATTCTTCGATAACAGAATCTGCAACTTCACGCTGTTTCGTTTTTTCTTGTTCTTGTAGTAATCTCTGTTGTCTTTCAAGTTCATCGTTAGTTTGTATCAACGTGTCTAATTCTTGTTGTTCTATGATTGTTAAGCTGTCTTTAGCATTTAATTCATCTATTCTAGTTTTAGTAGTTTGTAATTCAGAATTTACAGATTGAAGTTGTGTCTGAATTTCTCCGTATTCTGATTGAAGTTTTTGAGTTATTTCTTGTTGTTCTTCAAGTGAAACATTTAAAGCATCATAAGCTAAAGCTACTCCACCTATTGCTGCACCTATAGCTAAAATCCATCCCAACGGATTAGTTAACATAAATACTTTCATTGCAGAAGCAGTAGCTTTGATTGCACCAGTAAAACCTACTTGTGCAAAAGCAGCGGCAGTAGTGCTTGCCGTATATCCAGTTTGCGCAACCATAGCCAGAGATATTTGATCTGCCAATAATTTAAAAATACCAGATTTAGAACCAACTATTCCTAATAATGATACTAAAGCTATATTTAATAATCCAATATCATTTGTCGTATTAACTATTACATTTGCTAAATCTAAAAAAGCTTTTACTGTATCTGAGTTAATTGTCTTTAATGCTAATTCTTCCAACGAAGCTTGAAGTTTTTTCGTTTTTGCTTCAGCACTTTCCTCATAAGCTGAAAATTTATCCATGGCTGTTCCGGAAGATTCTGCTGATATACCAGCATATTCTAATGATTTGGAATAATTCTCCATTAACACCAAGAAATTTTCACGATTTCTAGTGCCTGCGATTGCAACACCAATAGCATTTTGCTCTGTTTCAGTAAATGTACTCCACCTACCACCAACTTCATCTAAAACATCCCCGAAATTCCTAAAAGAATCATTGCTATCTCGAAGCTTTATATCTAATTTATCAAGTATTTTTTCTACGTCATTAAGTTGTTCGCCTGTCTCATCGTCTACAAATTTTCCAATCTTAATATTTCCCATACGAGCAAACATTGTTTGGAAAGAATTACCAATAGATGCCATATCTTTTTGTGTAACTTCTCCAACAATAGCTAAGTATGATAACAGTTTATCCATTGACACACCAGCTAAATTAGCCATGTTTGCTACACGTGACATTGCTTCTGCAAGTCCACCAGCGTCGGTAGCACTAGATAAGTCTATAGCTGATAATTTATCCACAATTCCAAGAACATCTGAAGCCTCAAGTTTGTAACCCTTCATAGCACTGGTTAAAAAGGCGGTAGCTTGCGCTGAATCTATTTGACCAATCTTAGATAATATCATCGAAGCACGAATGAGTTCATTTGTTTCTGCTATACTTTTACCTTGGCGTAACCAAGTTGAAGCTGAATTTGCTACTTCAACACCTGTCGCGCCTAGTTCTTGTCCTAAATCAATATATGTATTAAGTAACTCTTGTGCCTGTTTCTGTGAATATCCAGTTGCTTGTTGTAAGTCTACTAAAGATTTATCTAATTCTATTACATTATTGGTTACATCTTTAAATGCACGTATTGCTGAAAATATTACAGTAGAAGCACTTAACCATGTAAATAACTTGCCTACATTATTTACAATCTCATCTCCAACAGAACGTCCTTCTTGCCCTAATTCTTTAACTTGTAATTTTAAAGTACTAACTTCTTTAGAAATATTAGATAAAGATTTTGTGTCGTCTACTCCATTTATTGCTGTTTGTAGTCTAAGAAATTCTGCCCGTAAATCTTTGGTCATTTTGGTATTTTTAGATAAATAGGTAGATATATTTTGATCTAAATTAGATTTTTTAATTTTTAATGATTCTTGATATTCTTTAGAAAATTGATTTAGTGCTTTTTTTGCATTAGCAGTAGATAAATCAATTTCTATTTTTGCGTTTTTTTGAAGTTCTTTAATATCTTCGTTCAGTTTATTTTGAGATTTTTGCAAGTCTATAGCAGCTTGTAACAAAACTTTAAAGTCATTCATTTATGATTAACTCCTTTCTAATTATTTCAGTGAGTATTTTCACACATAAAAATAACCCACCTTATTAAAAAGTGAGTTCTTGATTTCTATATTAATTTCACATAAAACAGTTCTTTCATTTAATATGATTATTCTTCTATAATCTCAAAAATCTCACCCAACGAAGACTTTGGCGCAATTGTTTTTCTCATATTCTTTAATGTGATTACAAAAGAATCGTCATTATATTTGTTTGCTGTAAGAATATCACCTTTATTTACTTTGAATTTATTTTGTATAATTACATCAGTTAGGAATTTTACCTTCATTATTATATCCTTTCTATTTAGATAGTGTTAAGCCAGCCTTTATTAATTCTTCTCTTAATATTGAGACTGCGTTAGAATTACAATAGTCAATAAAACTTTCCCAAAACCTACCTTCTGTCCTGATGTTATATGTTCCATGGTAGCCACTTGCAGCCATATTGACTTGATCTTCACCAGTCCAATGACCTGATACATTTCTATCAGTTCCACCACCATTTTCAAACATCATATATCTTGCTGGATATTCATAATTAAAATATTCGTCATCTATACCTATAGATGCAGTTTTTGAATCTAACATTTTTGAAACTGCTGATTTTAAGAATGCGTAAGTTCTAGGCTTGTAATATATTGGGTCGTATTGGTCGTAATATTCGCTATCTATAATTTCAACGAGTTTTTCTTGTAATCTTTCAGCTGCTTTTTCGACTGCAATAGTACATTTTGATTCAATATAATTTTGCATTGAAACCATAGTAGTAAATGTTTTAGTAGCCATAATTATTCACTCTTTTCTTTATTTGTCACATTCTTAATAAGTTCATTCACAATATCTTTCTGGTCTACATCCTTCATCTTATTAGTTAATTCTAGAATATCTGAACCATCATCAAATAGTTTTGTGAATCCATATAACTTTCCGAGCAATAAAACTTCATATTGCAATTTCATTTTCTTTAATTCACGCATTTCTCTAAAATATTTAAACATATATTTTACCTCCGATTATTCTTTTATAGTTTTATATTTACTGCAAATACAATTGTTAATCTCTCCTTGAATTCTTCCCTCTTTACTTTTTACAAGTAAACTACATTTTCCTTCTTTATATCTGTTACATTGGATGCAATTAGATTCAAATTCTTCTAATTGGGTATGGTTTTCAAAAATACCTATGTAGTCAGTTGGATAGATTGTTAATTCAATTCTTGGATTTTTACTGTCATAATAAATTGCTTTTACGTTTTCACATGCTTGTGTATCATCAATCCATACGCAACCAGATTCTGTTATGGAGTCAAACATACATTTCCAATAATTATTACAATCCATATCAACTCTTGGAAAATAAAAAACAGCACTTACATAATAGTGCTGAAACTTGTTATCTGACATTATCCAATTTTGTTCTTTTACTTGTTGCTTAACGTACTTTGTGAACTCTTTTTGATATTTAGTAGCATCGGTAGTCTTATAACTCATTGCCATTGGTCTACCATTTTTCATAATTGCACGATAAGCAAGATAATGGTTAACACTTGGACTTATAGGACTTATTAATTTTAAAATATTACTAATTTGTTTCACCTCTTTTTATTATAAAATGATGGATTGGTGTTATTTTATTTATTCACCTTTTGCTCATTCCATTTTCCAATAAATCGTTTATGATCTTCTCTACTAAAAACAAATATAAATCTATTTTCATTAGTAGCGTACATATCAACTGGTTTTACTCCCCAGTTCCAATATTGTGCACTTTGCATTGCATTTCCATAAGGGATTGTATCATCGGTTTCATATTCTAAACCTGTTAAATTACTAATTACTTTCAATATTGTTCGCCTTTCATATTTATTGTCGTAAAAAAATGGGTATGTAAAATTCGTTTTTGCGAATAATACATACCCATCAGATATTTAATTTTGGTGTATCAATACTATTCACATGAGTTTTATTTTTCTTACTTGCTTTATTAATAGTTGTTTCTTCTTTTAATATTTCTTTAATAATAACTTTTATTTCTGGAATAAAATTATCTAATCCAGTCATTTCACATTTATTTAATTGATTTTTTGCTTCTGCTTTATCAATAGTTCTATTTACATAATCACGTATAATAATATAAATTTTATAATGTTCAATACTGTCAACAATCGTTCTCCAAGGCATATAAGTCTTAGTGTCGTCACATGTATCACATCCGTGATATTTTGTTCCACATACGCAACAAGTGTGATTTAAATATTCAGTCATTCTTTTACCTCATTTCTTTAAAGTAGGGTAGTAGTATTATCTACCACCCTACTAATAAATCATTAGTCTTCAGATACCATAATGTCAAATAATGTAGCTTCTTCATTTTCAAGTTTATAACTAGCGGCGTGCTTTCCATCCGGAGTAAGTGTTAAATCTGTTTGAGTAATATCAATCTGTGCTCTTGGGCAACGAATAACACCAGCATAAACAAGATTTTTATTACATGGATCGTGGAAAATTGCATGTATAAGAAGTGTCTTAACTTCTGGAACGCTAGAAGTAGATTTAGAAATCTTAACAGCAGTTTCACTTGCCTTTTCGTACTTAACAAATACTTTTCCAGTTGTACCAGCAGGTAAAGTAATTTTCTTTGTAGCTGCATCTAATGTAAATTTACCTGCTCCAGCAGTTGCGGAAATGGT